CGGTAATCGCGGACCATGCACCAACCACGGGGTCCGAGTGAAATCGGGGCAGACTGCCCGAAGCGAATCTCCTCAACAACGGTGACAGGGCGATCGAGGAGGACCTCTTGCCCAGAATCCGCCAGTACGTGCGCTGCGAAGGTATCCAAAACCCGGGAAGAATCACACTGGCGCAGGAAGACTAACGCGTTGTCACCATCGACCAGAACGTCGAACGGCACTTTGTAGCTCCGAAGAGCCGCGACAACCACCGCGAGCATGATAAGTGAGTTACCCATGCCCGTGTTAAAGTCTCCACTTGCGCGACCACCTTCCCGCGAAAACTTCGCACCACACGGCAACTTTCCACGCAGGACAAGTTGCTCACGCAGCAGACGGCGCAGTTCCCCATCTCCGGGAAAAGCAGCCTCATACACTGCGTGCTCTGCCTTCAACTGGGAAGGTCCCACATGGGCCTCCCACGCCTTGCCATCCACCTCAAACACCACGCACGACTCCAGCGCCCGGAACTTCTTCACCACCAAGTTAGCGCGTTGTCGGGGGTTCAGTCCCTTAGCCACAACCCTGCCCACACCGCCCTTGAAGAACCGTTGAGCTGTGAGTCGAGACCACAACCAGTGCTCAAACGGTTTCAGCCGAGAAGCGAGGCGAAGGTTATACCGTGGTGACCTGGGAAAGATCATCCTCGGCTTGGGAGCCTTCGTCTCCAAACACCCTTTCTCAGCCTTCAGGAAAGGCCTCAGGTAGGAGTCGGCACCGGTGACCGGCCCATCCACCCTCAAAGACCTCTCCGCCTCAAGGTACCTGCGCCGTAAAGCCCCTGAATACGACAGCGCAGTCTGCAGGTCGCTCCAAGTAAACCCGCCATAGGAAGACACGATCCGGCGCAGAGTTCGAAACTCAGCGCACGTGGCACGCCCCAAGTCTTCAAATACCGGGGGGGGTAGGGGAGCGAGAGATCGCATCGCCAACGCCGCGATCTCGTTGTGAGGGCACACTGAATGCACCACGGGGGCCCACGTCCCAGGGACCCCGAGGAAAACAGTGCGTTGTCGTCTACGACTGTCAGAACAACATCCGAAATCAACACGCCGGAGGTCTAGGTCCCCACAAAGGTTGGTCAAGGGAACAGAGCCCCAACACCAACCCGGCGCATCAACTCGGCACCGCTATCCTGACAGAAGGGGGGAGGCTTCCATGGCAGCTTCAACACGAGGCGCGGTTAATGACTCGTGGGTGCTGAGCTCCATCGCAAAACTGACAGCGGAAGCGACCGCCAGATCTGCGACCCAGGACACAAGGCCCCTGGCTCGGCACCACTCCACCGCACGGGACCGAAGACCCAGCAGCAGAGCTGAATCTCTTTGTCGAAACAAAGAGTGCTGTCGGAGGTGCCCGAGGAGATGCGGGAACACAACATCATCACCCTCCTCAGTTGCCACAAGAAGGTAAAAACACTTCTCGCGACGACGGAGGAACTGTTCCCTCGTCTCCTCTTCTCCCTCAGGTGGACCAGAGTCCGCGAATCCCCCACCAAGGATTCTTACGCCGTTCTCCACGGAGGCAGCGACATACCGAAGCACGTCGGATCCGTAAACAGAGGGGAGGTCTGGTTCCCACCGCCCTCTGAGCACTTCACCGACGACGCCATAGCGGCCGCCGAGATCCTTCTGGAGAGCCCGTACCCAACGGGCCCGACGTCTGAGCCGAGTTCCGGCAACTCCGCTCGTGACCGAGACACCGGCCACATCCCTCATCAGGCGCGGATGGTCCGCACACCACGCCTGTTCGTCAGCTGCATCTGGAGCGAGGAACTCCAGGCCCGGGCTCGCTTCTAGAAGCCACTCTAGAAACTCTCTCGTGGTGTCCCACCAAAGAAGAGGGACAAAAACCACATTGACCAACCGCAGTGTCACCCAGTACACACCGCGGTAGAGGCCGTAGGCGGCCAGCAGGAGCCCTGCAGACAGGACTCCAACGACCCACCCACGCTCAAGAGAAACAAGGATCACGTAAACCAAGGCAAGAGACAGGGGAGCCCAAGAGTAATCCATGTTGAAAGTTTGACTGGACTTTACGTCGCCCAACGCCGTGCCAACTATGCAAAGCAGGTATTAAGCACGGTTATCTGCTGGGGAAGTGTGTGATCCCCACACAAAGACCAAGCGCCGGTGTAAAGCACTCTACGGTACACCTACTGCTGTGGCCTTAGCACACCACAGACGCCATGCATTTTATGCACGCAAGGTCTTAGGGAAAACGCTCCAGAGGAACCGACCCGCT